GCCAACAAACCCTTGCATGATCACACATCACACTTTGCAGATAGTTTCAGATATGCTGCCATGTCAGGATATGACCCTGCAAGGATGGCAAGCTGGAAGAAGCCAATCATACGTAACCTTCATGTAGTGAGGTAATACTATGTCAAACGCAGGACCGGGGCTGGCCCCCAACAAACAAGCTGTCTCTGGTAAAGTCGCCGCTGTCGATGGTGCAGGGGATAAAGTCTCCGCTGGTTACATCAAGCGCGACAACGATATGTTCAAGACCTCTCAGCCCAAGGCCCCCGCCCTCGCCTCCGGATCGGGCGGCTCCAAGGGCACTGGTGGCCGTGGCAGGGAAGCACAAAACGTGGGGAAGTATACACCTCCGAAATGGCCGTAAATAAACGTTTCAGAGGTCAATGCGACAGGATGACGCACTAGAATGGACGCTTTAACCCCAAGGAAAACTCTCCTAAAACCGCTCTCCGACGAGGAGTTCCAGCAGACGGTATCCCTTGAGTGCGACAATGCCGTCGATTGGATCGACTCTAATATTTCTAACATCAGGCGTTTGGCAGAGGACTACTACCAGGGGAAAACCTCTATCCCTGCCGAAAAAGGAAGATCAAATATAATTGTTACCACTGTCAGGGATACCATACATCAAGTATTACCCTCCATTGGTCGTATTTTCTGTCAAACCGACACAACTGGGGAATTTTCCTCTGACGACGAAGAAGACGAGCAAATCTGCAAGGAAATGACGCTCTTCGTAAATGGAGTATTTAATAAATATGAAGGATACTCTTGTCTTATAACTGCCACGACCAATGCGCTCAAATCAAGAGTTGGCATCGTCAAGGTAGACCTTGAGAAAAAACTAGTTGGTTCTCATCAGCGCACCCAGAACCTTTCTGAGGATGAACTTAAAGAACTTATGTTCGAGGTTCAGATGGGTGATGTTATCATCACCGAGCTATCTGACCCTCAGATGGACCCCATGTCAGGAGTTGACATGGGCCGTCAGGCGGTGCTTACTAGAAAATCCTACCGTAACAAGTGGTTGCTTACTACTATTGCACCAGAAGAGTTACTCGTGGATTCAGAGGCCACTTCAGTAGAAGACGCAAGGCTTATAGGCATACGCAGAGAGCTTCCCATTTGGCAAGCCATGAGGTTATTGGACTTATCTTTTGATGATCTTTCCAAGATGACCACTGACGATGGGTCTAGCCTAAAAAACGAGCGTAATTCCAGGCTAGGGTATGATCCTACTTCATTCAGTGAGAATGGTGTTAACGACCAAACCACCAAGCATGTGCTTATTACAGAAGCTTGGATGCGTGTTGATGCCGATGGTGATGGAATAGTGGAGCTAAGGCATCTTATATGTGGTGGGCCGACATATGAGATACTTGTGGACGAGGTAGTGCAGTTCGTGCCTTTGGCGATCTTTAAGATCGACCTTCAACCAAACGTGTTCTTCCCTATTTCCCTTGCAGAAGATTTGATACAGGATCAAGACGCACTTACCATAATCACTCGTTCTATCTTGGATAACGTGGCACTTGTCAACCAGCCACGCACAGCTATTAACGAGAACATGGTGAACCTTGAAGACGCGAAAAACACGGAAATTGGCGCGATCATACGCACTAAAGCCACTGGACAGATCGAGGAGTTGGTTACTCCTTTCACAGCGGGGAACACGCTTCCCGTACTTGAATACTTACACCAAAACAGCGAGGCCCGTTCGGGAGTCACGAAGCTTTCCCAGGGACTTGACCCCAATGCTTTACAATCGACTTCGCGTATTGCTGCGAATGCGGCTGTCATGGGGAGTGATTCCCGCCTTGAAATGATGGCGCGTAACATAGCTGAAACAGGCATGAAGAACCTGTTTCTTACTATTCTTCGTACAGCTATGTATCAGCTTACCTCCAAGCAATCCATTAAGACTCCGCAAGGATACAAACAAGTAAACCCTGCCTTCTGGCATGATCAGATAAACATAAATATAAACGTGGGGCTTGGCAATGGTCGTATTGAGGAGAAGCAGCAGACTCTCATGGGCGTGGCTGCTGTCCAGCAGGAAATAATTAAACTCTTAGGCCCTGCCAATCCTCTCTCAGGGTGGGAAAATCTTAGAAATACGTATAAGCTACTCTTAAGGCTTTCTGGCATTAAGAACGTGAGTGATTTCTTCCCCTTTGTCGATCCACAGGTTATTAATCAACTTGACCAGCAACAGAAGCAGATGGCTGCTCAGGCAAGTCAGAATCCTCCACCTCCGGATTTGGTGGGTGCGGCTAAAGTTAAAGCTCAGAGCGATATGCAAATAAACCAAGCCAAGATAGCCGCTCAAACGCAAGGTGATATTCAAAAGATGCAAGCCGAACAGCAGATGAAGTTTGCTGATATGCAAAAGGAAACTCAGAAAACTATTGCTGAGATGCAGCAAAAGCATCAACTTGAGATGACTTCACTCAGGTCAGAGATGATCACCAAGATGACCATTGCAGGATGGCAGGTAGATCAGAAGCGTGATGAGGCCAATCAGAAGTTTGCCACTGATGCCGCCAAGGCTCAGCTTGATGCCCAGACCAAGGTAGACGTAGCCCGTGAAAACGCAACCAACCAAGTTGGACCGCAGCAATGATGACGCTTGACCAGTATAGAGCCCGGAGGGTTGTTAAGGAGTTTCTGGATAACTCATATATAAACATTGTTAAAGATGATGTGGATGGAGTTAATTGGGAAAATCTGCAAAAATATGCTGATGAAGCCAAAGACTTTGAGAAAGCCCCACCGGAGGAACGTGACTGATGGATGACCTTCGTTATCGCAAATGCAAGCTTCTTAAGGACTTGCTTAGTAATCCCCTGATGAATGAGGCTATGGCGGAAGCTCATCTGGATATTATTAACAGGATACTTGCCTCCGATCCTATTGACAAAGAGGGCCGGGAAGCTCTCTACAATGAGAGTAGGGCGTTTACTAGAATTACTGGCCGTTTGACTTCTCTTGCCAATGAAGCTATCATGGAAGAGGATAAAGTCCAAAAAGCCAAGCTTGTTTATCCAGGAGCTAACTAATGGCCGATGCTGAAGTAAATGCCCTTGCAGAAGAAGTAGGTGCTGATAGCGGTGATAAGCTTCTCAATGCTCTTTTTGAGAAGATTCCGGCTGACAAGAAGCCTATTACTCAGCAAGTCCCGCAGCTTCAACCTGCCAAGCCTGTGTCAGAAGAGCCCAAGGCCGAAGAACCTCCTGATGATGAAGAAACAACTCTTGCCAAGCTTATAGCCACAGATGAAGAAGCTCCTGCTGAAGAGCCTACCAGGACACCTGTGGAGCTTGATGACGACCTTGAATTAGAGGTAAAAGTAGATGGTGAAAAGCAAAAGATCACCCTCAAAACTCTAAAGGAAAATTATTCTGGCGAAAAAGCCATTGAGAAGAGATACTATCAGGCACAGGAAGCCCGCAAGGCCGCTGAAGCTCAAGCCAATGAAGTTTATGTCCGCAATCAACAGGCTATTGCTAAATTACAGCAGATAGATCAAGTTTTAACTAATCTTCAGCCCAATATCAATTGGGAAGAGCTAAGAGCCCGTGACCCCCTTCAGTATGCATTGAAGCGCGAAGAGTTTCGGGATATACAGGATAAACAGAATGCAGTAAGACAGGAAGCTCAACGGGTCACTCAAGAGCAAGCTAAGTTGCAGACTGACGCTCAAGAGCGGTTCGTTGAAAGCGAAGCCATGTCTTTACGCACGAAGATGCCAGAGTTGAATGACCCTGACAAGGCGAAAGCCATCATGGGCAAACTGACAACTGCGGCAGAACATTATGGCTATACACCGCAAGAACTGGCTGGGGTCATGGATCACCGCGCCATGCTGGTTTTGCGTGATGCAGCAAGGTACCGCGATCTTGTAGCAAAGAAAGCGGAATTGTCAGGCAAGGTAGAACCCGCTGCTCCGACAAAGACCTTACGCACGATAGCTGCTCAACCCGCTGCTCAGTCCACGCAAAGGAAAGAGCAAGCTATCATCAATCGGGCAAAGGCATCAGGTAAAGTCGAAGATGTAGCACTTACCTTGCTTGTGCCCCAGAGAAGGAAAGGATAGCCAAATGGCTGTCGCAGCTAATGCCCTACAGACGTATAGTCTGACAACGATTAGGGAAGATCTGATGGATGCTGATAATATGATCAGTCCGTCAGAAACTCCTTTTACGTCTATGATTGCGGAGCAAAACTCCGCATCCAACTCCTACCATGAGTGGCCTGTAACTAATCTTGGGTCGGTTAATACTTCCAACCGTGTTCCAGAAGGTGAAGATGCTCCTGCGGTATCAGCACCTGTTGCTGCCCTTAGAAGGGGTAACTATACTCAAATCTCTGTCAAGAATGTTAAGGTGTCTTCTACCTCGCAATGGGTTGATGGTGCCGCTGACATTGCCAAGCTCTCCAAGCAGATCACCTACAAGATGAAAGAGCTTAAGCGTGACCGTGAAACCATGATGTTGCAGAACATCGCGGCTCTTCCCGGTACTGCTGCCGGTGCCACCACACGTACAGCGGCTGGCCTCCCTGCCTTCTTGCAGACCAATACAAGCCGTGGCGCGGGTGCTGGTGCCAATCCCGTTCTTTCTGGCACTACCACGGGCTATCCTACCACAGCGGCTGTGGCGGGCACCTCCAGGGCCATCACTGAGGACTTGTTCAACACGGTCATTCAGGCTTGCTGGACTTCTGGTGGTGAAGTGAAGTATGCGCTTTGTGGACCTTCCATTAAGCGTACTATTTCCAAGACATTTACTGGTTACAGCACCAAGTACAGCGATGGTACATCCAACAAACTTATTACTTCTGTTGAGATTTACCAGAGCGACTTTGGTACTGTCCAGATCGTGCCTGACAGGTTCTCTCCTGCTGGTGATGTGTACTTCATTGATCCTGACTATGTCGCAATCTCCTATGGCCAGACTACTCGTCAGGAAGATTTGGCCAAGACGGGTCTTACCACAAACAAGCTTATCTCCTGTGAATATACGCTTGAGGTAGGTAATGAAGCCGCACATGGAGTTCTGGCAGATGTTACATAATGCTCATGAGGCGTATCATGAGGCGTTCAGGTGATGTTTAGTCAGAAGGGAGAGGTAACAATCACTGTCCACCCCGACATCCCTGCTACCTCTCCCACCAACCAAATGAAAGGAGATTACTATGTCCATGGTCAAACTTAACGTCCCTCTAATAGTGGGGGATCAAATGCGTAATCCCGGTGAAGAAGTTG